TGATGGCGTAGATGAGCCTGATGATTTGACGGTTAGACCAGAAATGAGTGTCTCAACTGCCGTCTCATGTTTACTTGGATTAGTCCATGTTATAGTCTTTAAGAAGAAACCAGATTGGACTTCACTAGTTAACTTTGTTACTCATACTAGTCGAATTCCTATGGTCACGAAAGGGCTACAGGGACTATTCGAGAGCTGTGCCGAAGCAGGTAGATTATTGCAAAACTGGATAATGAGATCTTGGCTTGGAATGGATGTCGAAGAGATCGAAAGTACGATAGAACCCTATCAGGATTGGTGTGACAACGTTGATGAGCTTTGTCGTAGCAACAGTAGAAAAGATTTTGTGTGGGAACTTGAGGATCTGCGCAGGTTTGATGAGCTGTATAATGAGGGCATTAGGTTGAGGAAGGACACACTGTGGTTAAATAAAGACAAGGCCCTGATGTCTTCCTATACTACCAGATTTGCGATGTTGACTAAGTTACAGGAAGAAGTCAACAAGCAAAATATCAGACAACGTACAAGGAGAGAACCATTTCTGGTTAGCTTCTGGGGTGAATCATCAGTGGGTAAGTCGCTGTTGATACCTTCAGTGGTTATAGAGTACATGGCGAAGTATCATCCTGATGAATTGGAGGAGTTGAACTATGACCACAATGCTTGCGTGTATACACGGAAGACTGGTGATCCTAGGTGGGATGGAGTAGGTAAACAATGGATCATTTATTATGATGACTGGATGCAAGTCAAAGATTCAGTCAACAATCCTAGCTCCGAGTTAATGGAGATGATAGAATTGTCCAATTCGTCACCATTTAATCCCCTGATGGCAAGGCTCGAGGACAAGGGTAAAGTGAGATTAGAGCCAGAGCTTATACTGTTAACAAGCAATGTCATGAAGCCCGACATTAAGTCGTTGGAAAAACCGATAGCTGTTTACAGAAGATTCGACATGATTTGGAAAGTGCTGCCTCATCCCGAAGTGGCAACTAACAACGTTTTCGACAAAGAAAAGATGCTACGTCGACATGCAAGAGGTGATTGCGGATGTGAAGACTCTACAGATCCAGTATGTATGGATGCCAACGTTTTCCAACGTTACAAGGTAGAACAATATCGGGTTCCTAACACCCAAGAGATGGATTGCAGATTCGTTCGTGTTGGTCGACCTGTTTCCAGAACGGAGATGTTGAGACAGTTTGTACAAGAGATTGGAGAGCAGAAACGACGGACAGGTGGGAGGCTAGATTTCTTCAAAAGAATGGCCGAAAGACGGTTAGGAGAGATAAGAGCACAGGATTTGCCTGCTCCTGAAGCGGAATTACCAGTTGCACCAGAAATGGCCCTAGGCAATGAGACATCTTTTGAGGAATTAAGTGAAGATGTGCTTCTTGAAGAAACAGAAGAAGAAGCCAACATGCCTGGGTCGTTAACTAAACTGAAAGAGCTGAGTGGTGTTTTGTATGGAGAGGCTAAGAAAGCGAAATCATGGGTGCGTTCCAGAGTAGAATCACTTCTCCTTCAAGCTAAACAATTCATAACTGAACACCCTATCATATCAGCATTCGGGGTTGCAGCTACGGTTGTAGGCGCCATTTATGGACTAAAGAAACACATGGATGATGATAACGACGTTGTGTTGAACAAAGAACCTGTATCATCCTGGAATGCTGAAGGTGACGATTCAGTCCGCAAAATGGAGGCCAAGCGCACTGGGAAAAAATCCTGGAGAGCTGAAAACGATGATTCTGTCCGTAAAATGGAAGCCAAGCGAAAAGGGAAAAAGTCATGGAGGGCAGAAACTAACGATTCGGAACCAAAGAAACCCAAACCTCCGGAAGTAAGTAGCTTTAAAGCTGAAAACGATGATTCAGTCAGGAAATTGGAAGCAAAGAGAAAAGGCCAAAAGTCGTGGAGGGCTGAGGGACCTATGATCTCTGTACATGACAACAATTCTACCAAAAAGTCTGGTTTGAACATCAAAAAGGTGGCACAGTTGTTGGAAGGCACCAAATACACTGAGATGGTCGTGTCCAAGGAGGGTATGTCAGATCCTAACCTACAAGACGTCATGAGGAAAGTCTACAGACAAACATACATCATTGAAGACTTGGATGGTCATAGATATGGATCAGCCGTTGTTGTTACCGGAAAGGTTTTATTGACTTTTAGGCATTGTTATGGCATTCTCAAGGATCAAAAATTTAGGTTGCGAAACTTGCAAACCAAAACTACGTTTGAAATGAATGGCATCAAGAAGATGGTCGAGTGTGGTGATGCAGGAGACCAGATGTTGATAGAGGGTCCTAGAATGTTGCCAGCGGGTTGCGACATCACCAAGTTCTTCGTGTCAGATTTCAAAGCATGTGACCGGACAAGTTACGATGTGCGATTGATGGTGCCTGGCAAAGATGTCACTACGGTGATTGTGGGAGAAGCCAAGGCGCAGGACACTATCATACAATACAGTATGTTCGATGAAGACATTGTGCTCCGAGGACATTATGTGTATGGGTTCGATACTGGACCCGGCTATTGTGGAGCACTGCTATTCAAGTGTGATCGTACGGACGCATGCAAGATTATAGGTATGCACGTGGCTGGTGCTGTTGAAGCGTCTGTTGGGTTGGCTAGTGCCTTGTGCAGTGAGTCAATAGTAGGTGCTTTATCTAGTTTTGGCTGGGAACCTCAAATGTGTTTTCCAATAGACGAGTACGGCGCATATATGTCGGTTCCAGGAGGAAGTGTTGAATCCCTGGGTTACATTGGCAAAACATCTGTTGGTGTGACAGATCAACCTGCTACCAAGATCAAGAGGTCTCCCTTTCACGGTTGGGACGGGGATCCCATCAAGGAGCCAGTGCAGTTGAGTGGAAGATGGAATGGTGTCGACGTCAAGGAAACAGCGAGAGAGAAGCTGAAGTGTCCGGAGTTCAAGGCCAAAGATGAACAGGCACTCGAAACGGCTAGAATCACCGTTGGTCATCTCATCGAGACAAGTTCCAAGATTGAACCTCGGATCTGGACTTTGGATGAAGCTGCGTTCGGTAACCCTGATCAAAAGTACTGTGATGCAATGGACTTCAATACATCTGCTGGGATGCCTTGGAAGAAGATGAGTCCTAAACCAGGAAAGAAAGGATTCTTGCAGAAAAAGCAAAACGGTGACAATTGGATACGCAATGACTTGCGTCATGCGGTCATGGAAAGATTGGAGAAGGCTAAGAATCACCAACGGATGCCCACTATATGGTCTGATCATTATAAAGATGAGGTTCGAAACGAAAGGAAACAACATTCTCCAAGAATGTTTTCTGGTGGACCTCTTGATTTCAACCTAGTAGTGCGGATGCTCTTTGGTCAAT